AGATGCCCCGCTCGCGCCGCCGCCGCCTCCAGCGTAAGTAACGCTGCTACCAGAAATTGTAGATGCAGTTCCAGCGCCACCATTACCAGCAGCAGATGGGCTTGTCGTGGCCGCGCCTCCTGCTGCTGATGCGCCACCGCCACCGCCGCCACCGCCATTTCCACCAGAACCAAGTCCAAGACCGCCGTTATTTCCTTGACTTGGCGAAACTGACGGAGTATTTCCAGCGCCACCGGGAGCGCCCGGTGAATCTAAACTATAACCACCGCCGCCAGAGCCGCCAGATGCGCTAGTTGTATTGCTAGCGCCACCGCCCCCAGCCGATGTAATGCTGCTAAAAACAGAATTGGAGCCATTTGATCCGTCGCTACCACCAGAAGAACCACCAGCACCGCCGCCGCCAACAGTAATAGTGTATTCAGTACCGGCAGTTACAGATAATGCTGTACCTGTGCGAAAGCCGCCTGCTCCTCCGCCACCGCCACCTCGTCCACCACTTGTGATTTGTGATGCCCCCCCGGCACCACCGGCTACAACAAGGTAGTCAACGGTACTTGCGCCAGTCGGGGCTTTCCATGTGGCCGTAGATTTGAAAATGATTGGCGTGCCGATTGCCATGCTGTAGGACAGGATGACGATGCCGGAGCCGCCTCCTGCACCAGTTGCGCCGCTAACTTTGCCACCGCCACCACCTCCGGTATTGGCAGTTCCAGAAGTTGCCGGAGTTGTACCGGGTGACGAATTTCCACCGTTGCCGCCGCCGCCGGCTCCGCCAACTCCTGCGGTATTGTTTCCAGCAACGCTTCCGCCACCGCCACCGGCATAAGTGACGCTGCTGCCGGAAATTGTAGAGGCCGTGCCTGCGCCGCCGTTGCCTCCGGTTGATGCTGTTCCTACTGCGCCAACGGCTCCTGCACCACCGCCACCGCCGCATCCATAAGGCGCTGCGTCTGGGCCGCCAGTCCCACCATTACTGCCTTGAGATGGTGAAGTTGAAGGCGTATTTCCAGCGGCTCCCGGCAGTCCAGAACTTGCGCCGCCTCCAGACCCGCCTGTTGCGGCACCATTAGGAGTGTTTGCGTATCCGCCACCTACGCCGCCACCCGTAGATGTAATGGTGCTAAATACGGAATTTGAGCCAGAAGTTCCCGCTGCGTTTGGCGACGTAGTTGCACCGGAACCACCGCCACCAATCGTAATGGTGTAGTCAGTTCCTGCTGTTACAGATAACCCGGTGCCAGTACGAAAGCCTCCTGCGCCACCGCCACCGCCATCATTTGAACCACCACCGCCGCCTCCAGCGACAACTAAATAATCAACGGACGATACGCCGGTCGGAGCCGTCCAAGTTCCAGAGGCAAGGAACGACTCAATTACGGTGTATGGAAGTCCCGGCCAAAGACCAGCGGCAATTGCTTGGAACTGCTGTTGCAGAGTCCAAGAGCCAGAGGCCGCAGTCGTACTAGACGTTGCGGCGGTAGCCGAAAGGATTGAACCTTTGTAACGAAGACTCATAGCGTTGCTCTTTTGTTAATCAAAACGGGCAAAACTATGATATGTCCTCATACGAAATACTGTAGGTAAGCGCACTAGCCGTGCCAGAAGTCACCGTGATGGATGTGCCTTCCATCAAGTAAATCGCGGTCGTTTTATCCACCGCCACCAGCGAAGCGTTTGCCGGGACGGAGATTGTGGACACCACCGGATATGCCGTGCCGCCAGCAGGCGCAGAGCCTTGGGCTACCGCGCCGTTGGTGTAGATCGAAACCGTGGCGTTTGCCGCACTGCCGGTCGTGTTTGCAACGACGAGCTGGTTGATCTTAAACACCTTGCCGCTTGAGGCGGCGTTTGGCAGCAGCACAACAGCGGAGGTACCGGTCGGCGTGTAATACGTCGTCGTTCCGTAAATCGTTGTGACGTTAACAATGTTTGGATTTGCCATTTGCCTTCCTCAAAACCCGAAGATCATGCTCAAAGCGATACTTTTGCCAGCAGATACTCCGCTCGATGCGATTGTAATACTGCCGGCGCCGTTCGTAATAGAAATGTTTGAGCCTGCCGTCAAAGTAGTACGGGTAAAGCCCGAACCGTTACCAATGTCGAGCTGGCCGTTTGTCGGGGTGCTCGTAAGCCCCGTACCGCCTGCAGCCACAGATACGGTGCCGGTTAGGTCGGCGGCTGCCAATGCCGACATTGATACGTTAGTCCCGTTACCGCGCAAGTAATACGCAGAGGTGGTTGCCCCTGCCAAAGCGTTTAGCGCACTTTGTTGCGTGGTTGCGCCCGTACCGCCATTGGCGACTGCCAACGTGCCGGCAAGCGTGACTGCGCCAGTAGTCGCCGTAGAGGGCGTAAGGCCGGTCGTACCACCGCTGATGCTCGTGACACCCGCCGAACCCACGGACGTAAACGACCAGGCGGCATACGTTCCAGAGCCGCCCACTACGTCGACGTTAACCGTCATGGACGTACCGCTAAACGCGGTAATCGTGCCTTCCATGAAGTTTGACGGCGTGGTGGTGTACGCCACACGCACTCGAGAGCCGACCGTAAACGCCGTGTTAGTAGCGTTAAGGTTAGTCGTAAAGGTTTTGCTACCCGTGCCGATTAGTACCGACGACGAGGACGACAAACCGTAGTACCCAATGCCGATCTGCGTCAGCTGGTTTGCGGTGACAATGACGCTCGCAGCCGTTGGCGAAGTCGGAGACGTGCCAGCGGCATACGGTTGCAGCGTGACGGCAGTAGACGTTGACGACCAATAAAACTCAATGTAATCGCCAGCCGCCAAATCCAGAACATAGTTCCACGCCGCGATCATGTGACCGTCGGTGCCACCATGGCTATTCGGAATGGAGAGGTATCCGGTAGTGCCGGCAACATCAACACCGTTTTTGCGAATCCATACGCGCACGTCTTGCAACGACACGCTGGTATTTTGGAACTGGCCCGACCATTGAATGTTGTACAGGCCGGCATTAGCAAACACGATGCGCGAAGTGGGCGAACCACGGGTTACGCCGTTGACGTAATCGTCCGTATTAAGCGTGATCGGATATGCGGTTGTGACACTCGCAATGCTTTGCGTCGTGGTGTCTTGGAACGCACCGGAATACGCGGTCGAACCCACGCCCGACGAAATGCTTGACCAGACCGGCGTGCCGGCACCCGCAGATTGCAGATACTGCCCTGCCGTGCCAACGCTTGAGTACACCAACGCAGTACCGTTGCCATACGCCACGCCGCCCGCAGTCGGGGTCGCCGTGCTATTGGTGCCGCCATTGGCAATCGGCAGTACGCCGCTAACTTGGCTCGTAAGGCTAACGCCCGAAAGCGTGCCACCAAGTGTCAGACTTCCAGACGACGTGACCGTGCCGGAAAGCGTAATGCCGTTGACCGTTCCGGTGCCGGCGACCGACGTAACCGTGCCGACACCACCTGCGCTAATCCACTCAACGTCCGTGCCGCCCACGTTAAGGGCGAGCACTTTGCCGGCGTTGCCGGTATAGGACGGAAGCAGGTTTATACGCGCATTAGGAGCCGTTGTAGCGCCCGTACCGCCGTACCCTAGGCCAAGGGTGCCGGCCATCGTCAGCGTGCCAGAACCCGTTATAGGGCCGCCGCTAAAGGTAAGGCCGGTTGATCCGCCCGAAGCGTCAACGGACGTGACCGTGCCGACACCAGAAGCCGAAATCCATTGAACGTCGGTTGCGCCGGGATTGACCGATAGCACTTTGCCGGCGTTACCGGTGTAAGACGGCAACAAGTTCGTTCGAGCGCCCGCAGCGGTTGACGCCGCCGTACCGCCCGATGCAATCGCAACCGTGCCGGTTAATTTAGATGCGGACAGCGAGGTGAGCCACGTCGGGTCGGCATACGAACCGGTCGTGTACACGCCGTTCGTAACCGTTGCGGCATTGCCATTAACGCTAATGCTCCAAGTGCCCGAAGCACCCGTGCCGGTGGGCGATGGGACATCTGTGCCGATGACCAAACCAAGATTTGTGCGAGCACCCGACGCAGTTGTTGCGCCGGTGCCGCCATTTGCAACCGCTACCGTGCCGGTGACATTTGCGGCGTTGCCGCTAACGCTGATGCCCCAAGTGCCGGTTGCGCCGGAACCAGAGGTGCTCGGAACGTCAAGATTCGTGCGGGCATTGGCTGCGGTCGTCGCGCCAGTGCCGCCGTTATCAACATCTAGTGTTCCGGCAAGCGTGATCGTACCAGATGTAGTGATCGGGCCACCGGAGGTGGTCAATCCCGTCGTGCCACCCGAGACATTGACCGACGTGACCGTCCCCGCACCAGCGGAGGCCAAAATGTTGGATACGGTGGTCTTTTTGGTAACGTCGCTTTGAACGACCGGGACGAGTTCCGCGCCCGTAAGCGTACTAGCTGACGGTAAGTCAGATATTTTAGTCCCGGCCATGGGCTACCTCACTCAAAAACGACAGTTGCGGATACGGTCCCGCCCAAAACGACGTACAACCCCTTGTTGAAGAACATTCCACCGTCGCCGCCAAGGTAGCAATACTGATTGCCAGCAGCCGGGGTGAACGTCCCAACCATCGTAGTGTTGGTAGTCGTGCCGTCAAACGTGTCGTAAATCGTAATCGTGGGCGTGCTCGACGCGGCGCTCACGAAAATGCCCTTAAACTTGCCGGCGGCAGGCTTTACCTGCTGACTCGCCGTAATGTAGTGATAATTAGCCATTTTAATGTCCTATGCGAGGAATCGGAGCTTGTACAAAGTGGACAAATACTGCCCGACGATCTCGTCGATGATGTTTTGGATGGCAGTATCAGCTTCTTCACAAACCTTGTAGCGGTTTGCCTCGATTTCAGCGAGTTGGTCTTGCAAAAACTCGGTGACGTTGCTGGTTTTCTTAGCAGACATCAACGAAATAGGGCCAATCAGACCGTGACGGCCTTGATAAGCCTCTGCAAACTTGTCAGCGAGGTCGACAATCGCGTCGTAAAACTCGTTTAGCGCGACGTGTTTGGCATACGAACGGGTGTTGAGATGCACGCTATGCGTGACATCCCGCGCTAGGAACAACAAACCTACGAAATCAGCCGGTTTCATTGCATACCCTCGCCCATATTGGGCATTTCTTCACCCATTTGCGGCATTTCACGCTCTGGCATCATGCCAACGATGTCACCCGTAGCAACCGCTGCGTGGATTGTACCGCGAACGATGTCTTGAATCTGTTCTTCGTTCATCCCCGCTTGCACAGCGGCGATACGACGCGTCTCGGCCTCATACGCCTTGATGTTGGCTTCGTAGGCTTTGATCTCGTTCTGCTGCGCTTCGATGGACTGATGCACGGCTTGAAGCATCTGGTGCATCTGATCCATTTCTGCCGACATGGCTTGAATCTGCTGATTCGCCGCCTGCAGCGCCGGGTCTTCCTCGTCCGCCAAGAGCTTCGGATCAATCATCTTGGAAAGACGCTTGCTGATTTCCTGCGCGCCCGGCCAGTCCATGTTCTTCACGAACAGGTCGCCTGCGACTTGCCACAACTGCGGGTTGCCCTGCAGCAACTGACCCATCGCTTCCATCGACTCTTGACGCTTGGTCATATACGACGGGCCGGTCGTGACGCACACGTCGTATTTACCGACAGACGGGTTGTAAATCTTCTCAATAACAACGCCAGCCTGGTCGGTGATCTTACGCACCGGCTCGGGTTGAGTTGGATCAATCTTGACCGTGCTGATTTCCCCGTCGATGCCGATGATGCGAGCAATGCGCTGCGTATCGTAAATCTTGGGGATAAGGTCAACGAGTTGGCGCGTGGAATAGCGAATGGCGCGAGCCAGGTTGTCTACAAAATGATATGTGCCTGTGTCGCCTTGCCTTTCACGCGCCAGAATGGCTCGACCCGAACGCTCGTTAGACGTGGCGCCTAGGCTCGAATCATATTGACCCGTTGTAGCTTTAATGTCGTCCGACGCGCCCATCTTGGCTTGAATCAAGCCGGTTTGGGCAAGCGGAGGCGGTGCGCGCTGCGGAAGCGGCAACGTATTGCCGGCGCCATCCGTTACGTCGGGATTGACCTCAAGATACGGCCAGTTGGTCGTGTTAGCAGTTTTCCACTGCTGTTCGTACCCTTCAAACTGACCGCCGTAGCCGATGAACGGAGCCTTGGGCGCAAGAGCCAGCATTTCGGCTTCCTGCGATACCCAGTAGTTGTACATACGCTGGGCGTCCTTGGCGTTACGCACAAGGCCAGAGATGTACACCTGCCCATCGACTTCAAATTCGTTGCCGATGACGCGAATGACGGGAATGAACTTGCCCGCCCAGTCGCGCTCCTCAAGGATTTCGTAGCCGTTCGTCTTCATCCACTTAACTTTGCGGACATCGACTTCGCGGGTACGGATCGGCTCCATGCCGACCATTTCAAACTGCTTGGCTTCCGGCGAACCCTCAAACGCGGTCTGGTTGCCGGGATACAGGTTCAGCGTCTGTTTTTCGTGCTGAATGTAGAAATATTCAGCGATGCGGACGGTGTTCTCGTCAATCCACTGCGAGATGGACGAATCGCCCACGCCTTGCGCCATGATTGAGGAGATCGGCTGCGCGTCGGGAAACATCCGCTCGTATTCTTCCCGAGGAATGTCCTCGGTAATGAAACACCACTCGGCATCCTCACCGCACGGGTCTTGGATCGTGGGGTCCATGTAGACGCTAAACGAGTTACGGATACGGGCGATACGCACGTCTTGGTCAAACGTGTTGTCGTCGCAGTATTCGGTGAGCAGGCGGAAGTAACCTTCGCCATACGTCACTTGGTTCTCGCACGCGGTGTCGTAGGCTACGTCGGCATTTGAGATGTACTCAATGTGCCGCACCATGCCGTCGAACACTTCTGCCACTTCGATGTCGGCGGCGTCGTCGACCGGAATAACTTTACCCGCAGGGCGGTTCTGGCGCTGATCGTTAGTCACCTGCCGGACGTGCTGCGGGAGCTTGTTAATCGTGAGGCACGGGCGCGCATTGATCGTCTGACCCTGCACTGAACCACGAGTGGCAAGCACGTCCGCCGGCCATTGCCACTGATTGTCGGGAGAACCTGCCATAAAGCGCAGGTCGTCCAATTCGTCTTCTCGGCTATCCGAATAAGCCCCCAAGGCCATCGTCAATCGGTGACGAGCCTGCGCCAGAATGTCGGCAGGGTCTTTGCCCCCACGCCTAGTGGGCGTGTTAGCAACCTTTGCCGCGCCTGCTATGCCTGTGGGGTCTTTCGCCATTACTTCTTACCTTTTGCGGCTTTTCGCTTGACGCTGTACGCGATTGCGACTGCCTGCTTTGGCGGTTTTCCCGCCTTTACTTCCGCTCTTACGTTTTTTCGGAACGCGGACTTGCTCGATGACTTCACCAGGGGCATTACTTACGTCCTCGTTTCTTGGCAGTGCGGGCAGAAGCACGAAAAGCTTTAGCCGTAGGAGCGCCCTTTGTGCCAGGTTTACGCATTTTCTCGCCGCTACCCGCAGCAATTCGTGCGCGCTTTGCATGGATATTGTCATATAGCCCTTTCTTGTGACTCATTTGCACTTCCACCGCCGCAGTGACGCTTTAGCGCGCTCTGCCGGCCCTTTAGCATTACGGACAACACCTTTCATGCGGGCACAGAAGGACTTTTTCCTTCCGGCGTCGGCTTTCGTTTTAGGGTTTGGCGCAGGTGCTTTCAGTTTCGATCCGGTCGCACGGTTGTACTTTGCGCGCCCTTTGGCGGTGAGTCCGGCTCCCGATTTCGTCGAGAGCTTCTCCCCGCGCTTGACCGACAGTGACACAGACTTTGCCATTACGACCCCATCCACGAAGTAAGCACGCCCGTCTGTGTATACGACCGGCGCACTTCCGCTTGCCTATATTCGCGTGATGCAACAGGAAATGCAAATGTGATAGCGATAGCGTCGGCGGCGTCGGGCGAGGCCAGCCCTCGGGCTTTCATTTCTTTCTTGCCTTCTAGCTGCACGGCGCCCATCGAATCGAACTTATAGTGGGGGCCGCAGAGGTCGGACTTCAGCACCCGGTCTTGCGGAAGGCTCGCATCCTTGAGCCATTCGCGCATATTGCCCCAGAGTTCGGCGCGTTTGTTTTTCCACATAATCGGGTTCTTGGCTTTCCAGCCGAAGTTCACGCCACGCACTTCCTTGTACCGCTGTTCCTTCAGTCGGTCGAGGATGCCGTACCCCAAACCCCCCTCGTCGATCACCGCTAGCACCGGGCGGTACTTCTCGATGTTTTCGATAACGCGCCCGACGACTTCCATCGTGTCCTCGCCCTTATAGCGGTGGATGGCAACGATGTCGCGTCCCTGGCGCACGGCGATTACGGTAGAGTCCGCACCACCACGGGCGGGGTCGATTCCAATAACGATAGGAGCAGTTTCATCTTTATATCGCGGGCGAACCATCGCGGCGTCCACAACAGTAGGCGATATAAATTGCTCATCACCATCCGACGGAAATTCGCCATAAACCTCTACCTTGGCTTGGACGGAATCGGGGCCGTATTCGTCAATAATCTGTTCGTAAACCGCCTTATCGGTGTCTTCCACCGAGCGGGCGTCGATATTCTGGGTACGCCAAAAAGCACGTTTCCCGTGGAACGTCTCAAAGAAGTACCCCTCGTTACGGCGGGGGTTACTGAACGCAAACCAGAAGCGGTTGGGCGTGTTTTCGGTAAAGAAACCGGCGGTCACTGACCAGATGGGGTCGGGGATACCGGAGGCTTCGTCGAAGATCACCATTACGCCGTCGTGGTTGTGGACACCGGCATACGAGTCGGGGTTCTCTTCCGACCACAGGCGACCCTCAACCGACCAGTAGCGGGTACCTTTCTTAAGGTCACGCTCGACCAGTTCTGCGAGCCATTTAGCCGGCATGACGCGGGTAGCCGAGATTTCAAACCAATGGGAGTTCATCAGAAGGGCAGCCCACTTGGTGATTTCTGCCCACGTCACCGAGCGCAGCTGGGCTTCCGAGTTAGCCGAGACAATGGTTGTCGAGCCTATGCGGGTCGAGAGCATCCAGAGGATTAGCCACGACACCAGCGCAGACTTACCGATACCGCGACCCGAGGAAGTCGCCATACGCATCACTTCGTAGGCCGTAGCCTGTTTATTCGCAGCAATATGTTCTGCGATGTCCCGAAGTATCTTGCGTTGCCATTTACGGGGGCCGTGGAAGTGCTCGAGGGGCGTACCTTTCTGTCCCCACGGAAAGGCGAACATAACGAACGCCTCGGGGTCGTCTTTGACCTTAGGCGCCCATAGCTTTGCCATGAGCAGTTGTTCGTCTTCGGGACTATAGATCGGCAGTTGCATATAATTTGTTAAGACTTGTTATTAAAAACAACAATTGCTGATGGGAATGGAGCGTTCCACATTGCTCCGCCAAATTTTAATCTGCCTCGAATAAAAGTAATTTCCCCTTTCATAGCGTAGTCATGCCACCAACCGCTATCTGTTCGCGCAGGAACCAAACAAACAACCGTTGCTCCATTTAACGATGATTCGTAAGCTTTTTGCATCCACCGTTTGATTTGTTTGCCGTATGGGGGGTTCATCCAGCATTTCCCAACCCATTGTTGCTCTAAACCATTTTGTTCTTTTGTAAAAAATGTTGCGCATTTTGCATTGGTTTCATTTGCGCAAACATCTATTTCAAATGGGCCGTGTAAAGAATTTTGTTGGTTAAAAAAATCTTGCGGGGTTGCCCATTCATCAGTTGCACTTGAAAAAATGCCAGAGTTAATCACGACATAGGCTCCCGAGAAGCCGTAATGGTTAGACGCTCTCCAGAGATAGCGGAGCCAGAGGATACGGCAGGCGAGGTCAGTGCAGGTTGTTCAGCGTCATATACGCGGCCAGTGAGGACGCGAGACTCCGCTTCCTGCAAAGCCGCAACGATGCTGATCTGCGACTTAACATCCACCTGCACTTGAGTCTTGGCAACCCATCCGTGAAGGTGTTTAAGCAACTCAAGGGCGGACTTCGCGTCACCATCGAGCGCAGCGTTACGCAATACCGACGCCGCCTCAACCTCAGAGTCCGCACGACCCTTCGACTCGGCAATCGACGCAGCGTTGTCTAATTGGCATAACTGGCGAAACTCCACAGGCTGCAAACCCGCAGCATACGCCAACGCATCACCCTTCAGCCCTAACCGGGACGCCTCGTAAATCTTCTCCAGAAGGTCTGGCGAAGCCTTGATCTCACGAGGAGCAAACGTAATCGACTTAAAAGAACTCATTACGGGGGAGTGTAATGGAATGTTATGTAAAAAAAAGAAAAAGTTTTTGTGGGGGGATTATAACTATGACCGGTAACCCCTCGGCCCTACCCCCCCCCATTACGTTATAACGTAACGTCCAGGCATGACGCCTGCACCAAGTGTGGCACCAGCGCAACAACCATCAGGCAGTTGTTGCATCCACGCAACACATGTAGATACGTTGTAGATACGCAACACCAGTAGCATCTACGCAACAACCGCAGCGTGGACGTTGGCATCACGCAACAAGCGTAGGGATTGTTGCATTAGAGCAACAATGTGCGTTTTATGCAACGAAAGGGGGCGGTGTGGGCGTTGTGGTAGGCAATTTTTAAATTGCATCTATATATATTCCTACACTACTTTTTTTTTCAATTTTTAACCAACCTACCACACATACCACACTCGAGTTTTATTCGACAATTTCAGTAGGTTAGGCGTGGGTTGTCTTTTCACCTTTCCGCATACCCTAACTACCCACACTTTTAGAATCAGTCTAAAGGTATAAAGCATTGCTTTGCCATTGTGGGTGGTTGTGGTCGGTTTCGTGGGTGGTTGTGGGTGGTTCGTGGTAGGTAATTTTCCGTTTTGCCTACCACAATTTATGCAAGATTTGTTTGCATAAACTTTTTTGCTGTTAGGTGTTGACATGCCATAAAACAATGTTTTATCATTATTCCCGTCGACACAATTACTAGGAGAAACACGGTGCAAATTCAGATTCTGAACATTATCCAGGTTGTCTTTCCGATCATTTTTCTTTTCGGCCTTTGCGCCGCAATCGTCAAAAAGTAACCGGAAGGGGGCGCAAGCCCCCGACCATTTCACTAGGAGAAAACACAATGTTTTATGATGCAATGCTTGCCCTTTCTCTGCCGCTGATAGGTTTCGGCATCCTCGCCAGCATCTACGGCATCCTCGCTTTTATCTTTAACTGGGAGTAATCAAAATGGTTAGTTTTAAACCTTTCCGCACTGATGCAATGGTCGGCGATAGCGTATCGGTCGATTATGGTCCTTTGACCATTCGGGCGACGATTGTTTCAGACAATGAAACTTCGCCCGCAGAATTCGACTGCTATTCCGAGTCCGAGCTTAAAGCATTTAATCGTGGTGACTGGTGTTATGTGGGGGTGATGTTGTCGATTCACCTTGACGGCATCACCTTGGATAAATGCGCCGCAAGCTTGTGGGGTATCGATTCGCATGGCGATTCCGGCCCGTACTTGACTGAAATCGCAAACGATCTACTAGTCGATGCTCTGGTGGTCGCGGATAACCTTATCGCAACCATGCGGAACAAGTTTGCAGCCTAACCCGTTCGCACCTGGTAGCCCATGCGTTTGCGTGGGTTATCGGATGCGCTGGGCATCGTTTTAACTTCGGAGAATCTAGATTATGAAATTCGCCATTGAAGCTGACACCATCAAAGCTCTGCTACTGGCTGCCGCGAAGAAAGACGTGCGGTATTACCTTAACGGCATCCTGTTTGACGTGCGTGCGACCGATGCCGTAGCCGTCGCCACGGACGGACACATAATGCTGGCCGTCCCCATTGCGCCCGAGCTTGACGAAAACGGCACCGGATCATATTTTCCCGGCCAGTACATCGTTCCGCGTGACGTACTCGAGAGTATTAAGCCGAATAAAATCTTCCCCCTGTTTTTTACATTCGACCCTGCTGCCCGTACCGTCACTATTGCCAATGCTGGCACGGAAACGACGGTAAAGCTGGTGGACGCGACGTACCCCGAATGGCGCCGGGCAGTGCCGAAAACGGTAACCGATACCGTCGCGCAATTCGATGCCGAATACGTCGCAACCTTCGGAAAGATTCACAAGCTTTTGGGCGGTAAGTATTCGCCTGTCATTCGCCACAATGGCGACGGTAACGGCGGCGGCGGCGCCGGTCGCGTGATATTGGCCGACAATGCCGTGGGCGTCATTATGCCCATGCGATACGATCGCCAGCCGCTCGAGAACCCGTCCTGGCTCGAGTATCCGTCTGCCAGTGTGTCCGCAGCGGCCTAACCCGTTCGCAGCCTGGTGCGCCTTCACTCGAGGGCGCACTGGGGTACGCTGGGTACCTTTCGGAGAATCGACCATGCAAACGACTACGCTTGACCTTTCCGCCGACGTGATCGACGTGCGCGACATTATCGCCCGCGTCGAAGAGCTCGAAACGATTATCGGTGATTCCCTAGACGCGGAATCTGTACAAATGGCAATGTCGGAACACCAGGAACTTACCGCCTTACTTAACGAGCTGGCCGGCAATGGTGGCGACGAGCAATGGCGCGGCGACTGGTACCCGGTAACTTTAATCCGCGATAGCTATTTTATTGACTATGCGCGCGAGTTACTTGAAGAATGCGGCGACATTCCGCGCAACCTTCCGCGCTATATTGCAATCGACTGGAAAAAAACGGCGATGACCATTCGCCAGGATTATTCGCATATCAGTCTCGACGCAACCTACTGGTATCGATAAGGGGGCTGCCATGACGCAGGAATACATTAGCCCTTGGTTTGTCGACGATACAGTGCCTCGAGCAAGTATTGGTTATCGCGCAATAATTACGCTTGACGGCGATACAGTCTGCAATCCGTCACCAATGGGGGCGGACAATGCTCGCTTAATCGCGTCGGCGCCCGTATTGCTTGACGCATTGCAGTGGCTCTTAAAGCATGACCCAGACGGCGACGGCGGTATGCCCGACTATAAAGAATTGCGCCATGTTTGCGACCGCGCTCGCGCTGCTGTTCGTTGCGCGATAGGTGACGCATGATTCGCTACGTTGTCGTCCTGCACATTGCGGCCGACCGAAAGGTCGACCCGACCGGCTGGCCGTGGGATAAGTGGACCGAATCGGCCCTTTGTCGCGTCGACAATGTGGCGACGTTTTTTGAGAATGAGCTACCAGCAGACGTGCATATAACCCAGAGGGAGATCTACGAGCATGAGTGAACATCGACGCTTTCATATCGTGGACGATGCCTGGAATGGATACGAAATCCGAGAGGGTGACGGCTACGGGGGCCGGACTATCGCCACGCATATATCCAGCTACCATGACGCTACCTTGCTCGCGTCCTCGGCATATATGCTGGCCGCGCTCGAAGGGGTTGTCCGCGCCCTTGATCCCGATGGAGTGGCCGCCCCCGACTCTGCTCGGTGCAAGGTTTGCGGCGTCCATCCGGCAGCCCATTCCATGACGTGCGCCGTTAAAGGCGCTCGAGACGCCTACAATGCCGCAAGGGGCCGCATATGAGGGCTTTTCTGACGTGGGTGCTATCCCTGCTTTACGCGCCCCCGTGGCCGCCGCAGCCGGCCATACGCGACGATTGGCGCGGCTTACCGGAGCCTAACTGGGCTTGCAGGCGATGGGGGACTGACTATCTATGAGCCGATTGACCGAAGAAGAAATGCAGGAGCTTTTCAGCGACCCCGAGCCGGCTGGCGAAGTGTGGGAGTCTGCACACGTTCGCGCAGACCGGTACCAGACGGCATTAGAGGCGATCCTGCGGTGCGAGAGTCGCGACCCCCAAGTGTTGATCGTGCAGGCGATAGCGGCCAGAGGGTTAGGCTTAAAAGAACTGGCCGACCGTCTGCTATCGGACGCCGAGGACGAAATAGGCCGCGACTTTGACGGGGACCGGTGACATGGCCGCCCTGTTGGCCGTTATCGTGGCCGCTATCGTGGCCGAATTGATCGCAGGCGACTAACTGACCCCCCCCGCTTTCGCGGGGGTTTTTATTTCACCACCGTAAGCGACGGCGGCGCGGCTTCAAGCATATCGCGCAAGACCGCCCCTTTCGTATCCGCCAATTCCGGCGCGCACCAGACGTGCCGTTTGGTCGTGTAGCGGCGCGAGTGGACAAGCCCTCGGTCCATCCATCCGGCCTCTTTCAAAGCGACTAGGATCGCGTCTCGGGAGATTTTAGGGGCGTCCCTGTGGTTCTTTACGATTCGCAGGGCGATTAGGTTAAGGGGCGCCGCTTTAACCCCACGCTCGAACATATCCACACGATCGCGTGCCATCTGCGTGACGTAGCTCTCGGCATTGTTCATTGCGAGGTCGACTAGGGCGAGCTTGGCGTCGGTCACGGGCGGCGTAGCGCCTGGCAGGAACTGGCGCACGTCGCGTGCGTCGAGCCACGCGGTCACGGCCTCAAACCCGCCATCGTGATACCACCGCCAGAGGCGTGATGCGTCCTCGTCGGCCATGCGCGGAGCGTGCGACCAGATAACGAACCATCGACGGTCATCACTTGGCAGACTGATGGCGGCGCGCTCGTTGCTGAACGCAAGCAGGAGCAGTCGGTTTAATGCGTTGTAGGGGTGCGCGTGTTTCCGGTTCACTTGCAGAAACTCTGGCGGCGCAGCGATGAGCGGCTTGAGCGTATTTTCAAACCCCTTTTTGTCCATGCGCTCGTTCTGGCGCAATTCGTTGATGACTAGAACCTCGGACTCCAGCGCGTAACCCCACGCGCCGGTCAGTTCATCGTGCCGGATCACCTCGACGTTCACGTTTTGGTCGGTGCCGATTGACCACAGGAACGGCGCCCACAGGGAGTCTTTACCCGACCCCGGCACGCCGCCATGTAGAACGGCGTGATTTATCTTGATGTTCGCGTGCTGGCGCTTGTGTGCCATCACATTGAAAACGTGCTCGCGGTCGCTTTCGGACGGAATCATGCGCTCGGCGTGCTTGAGCCAGAGCGATACGTCACCAGGGCGCCCTTTCGGACGGGCATCGCGCCACCGGTTGCCGAATACCTCACCGTTGCGGGAGACAAGGTTTCCCTCGCCTGCGGCAAACGTGACCCCCGACAGAGCGTGCCCCCCTCGAGCTTTGCGGTTCTCGTCAAACCATAGAGCAGGGTCGCAACGCTTGTTCTCCGAGTGGATGCTCGCCAGTTTCGGTTCGTGCCGATAAAGGGCGTTAAACGTCCCTCGGGGGTACTCGGTGCGCTCTACCAGGTCGAAATAGGAATCGTTCGTTTTGACATAGGCGAAGCGCCCGTGCCAACGATCTTTTGTCAGATTCGACACGTCCCGTTCGTTAATTTCGGCCAAGATGGCGGCGTCTGTTATCGGGCTTGCGTCGGTCATGGCGATACCTTACAGTTCATCTCGTTCTCCATGTTGATTCTCCCAAGAGAAGTTAGCCCCGGTAGTCTCCTAGCTGCCGGGGCTTTTTTCATTGCCGCTCTAGGCTGGCAATCTCCCGGTCCAGATACCATCGTGCCTTCTTCAGATCGAGCAGGGCATCATGTTTGTGCGCGGCTCGGGCAATGTACTTCACCACATTCCCCAAGCAAAAATTTAATTCTTTTGCTTCGATAAAGTCTATGGTTTCCACCCCGCCGACCTTGTAATGCGGCGGGTGATTGACCATATCCGTCCGAGGTTGTCCGCGACCGTCCGTTAACGTCTGGCCGACCACTACTGGCGGCTCCCATTTATGCTCATGTTGCGGCATTGACTTTTTTCCATCCCTTCTCGGTTTTAGTGAACCCTGCAAAGTTCAGCGCCTCTTCGGATCGGCAAAAGCCGCCCTTATGCTTGTGTTGCAGGAAACTCTCTGGATTTACAAACGTCTGCTTGCAGTTTGAGCAACGACGGATGCGTGACACTTTATATCCCATTACTTTCTTACTAGCCTCGTTACTTTTCCGACTTTTGTGCAAAACGAATTGATCCAGGCTTGCTTGCTTTCACGCATCACCGTGCGCCCGCAATGTTTGCAATAGTATTTGCTCACTGCGGCAATCCCCACTTAAACTCGCCCGTGCGCCCATCGTAATGCGCGCAGGACTGCTCAATTGCCGAGCGGTGAGCGTACTTCGACGCAATGATGCACCCGAGCGTTACGCCCACGGCCAACGCAAACGTAATCACAAACGCTAGTTCGTTGCGCTTAATCATAAGCCCGCCATTTGCAACTGGCCGCGCAAGGCATAGCGGGCGTACTTCTTGCCATTGCGCTTTTCCGTAATGGTTTCAATGTCGACGCCGCGCCCTCGAAGGTCGTCGATCCTCGCCGCCAACCGAAAGCATCCAAACTCACGCAAAGCGTCAACCGGCGTAATGCTATTACCTGCCAACAAATACTCGTGAATCATGTCGTTTTGCGACTTCATTGCTGTCTCCTGTTCGCACAGATCGTGCGCCATGTGTCCAGAACAATGCGTTCTGTCTCCCGTTTATTTGCGATATGACCGTAGTGCGCCAGGCACGATACATAATGCTCGTGCGCCTCTTTGCTTTTAGCGTGCATCGTTGCCGTGGCCTGCCGCTCTGCGACCGTTCCCTCGGCGTGGATAAACACCATCTCCTTCGTGCGCTTGTATGCGTACTCGGCGCGCTCTACGTCCGCCTTCGCCGCCGCGCAAGTCTCGTCGGTGTCGACGAGAAAGCGCAGGGCTTTTTCTGCTCGTTCTTCGCTTATCATCAGAACGGAACGTCGTCATCGACAAACTTTTCTTCGACCGGATCGGGCTTCTTCGTCGGCGTTGCCGCACGAAGTCCGTCCTTCGGGCGCACAGAAAGCGAAAAGTATTTCTGACCGGCGAGCTTGCCGCCGTCCTTGCCCGTCTTGAGCCACGCCGAAAGCCAGTATTCCGTGCCGCCGACGTTAATCGAGCCGGTGTAGTCGGGATGCATCTCGGCTGCCTTCTTTTCGTTCTTCGCCAGCAGGCCGGTGTTGGTGTTGTCGTATTGCTTCACAGGGCTAACTCCTTCAGTTTGTTGACTTTGGTTTCCAGTTCCACGAGGAACTCGTAAATTTCGTGCTCAAGCATCTTTACTGCGTCGTCGTCACGCGGGATTCGGACGGTGAGCAACTGCAAGTGCTCGGGCATACGCGGGTCGTATGACACCCAATCGCACCATTCCGCACCGACGCACGCCATTTGCCATTGCATCTGCAAATAGTATTTCTGCGGCGGCTCTTGGTTCAGCAGCCATTCGATGTGTGTGGCGGTGTTCGCGCATTTTATTTCGAGGCAGCCGCCCGGTGTGATAAGGCCATCCGGTGACGCGCCAGACATCGCAATACGCGGGTGCGGGGCAAAGCCTGTTTCAATCACAAGGTTGCCGGTGCGAGCAGCGTAGGCATCACGCGCAAACGGCTCTTGGTCAATGCCCCACTGCATCGCGGCATTGATGAAACCCTCCTCACGTTTGCCCGTGAGGCGCTCGCAAACCAATTCTGCCATGTAGTTCGCTCGAGAGGCCGCGTATCCCGACTTCGTGCGCGCTACAACGTCGGCCACCCGGCTAGCCGTCACCTTGCCGATCCGCTCGGCAAACCATTCTGTCGTTCTCTGTTCCATCACGCCCCCAACTTAGTTTTGCGAGCGGTGAACAACGCTTGATGCGCTTTGCGTTCCTCGGGCGACAATTGCTTAAAGAGCGAAGTCAGTTCCGCCATGTTCGCCGCAAGGTCAATCGCGGTTTCAATGGCAGGATCGGTCACAGGCGCCGCAGCAACCTCATGCGTCGTTGCATCGGCGTCATTGTCCGCCTCGGTCGGGATGCAGAAAGTTTGAAGCGCACAGTATTTATAAGCCGCCGACATAGCCTTATTGCTTGATTTATCACCGGAGTCCATAGCCTCCCCGACTGTTATAACAGTGTGCTTACTGCCATCTTCGGCAGCCACAAAATCGAACTCGACGATTAGCGTCGTGTAGAACAACGCGCCGCCCGACTTGGTTTGCCGCTCCAGTACCTGCCGATCCTTGACGCGAGGCAGGATGCAGAGGCCGTGCTTTGACAGTAACGGCGACAAAGCGCCGTACACCTGGTCGATTCCTCTGAACTGATAGCCCTGCTGGGCGTTCTTGGAATCCTTAGAAATGCCAATACGCGACAGGTCAGCGGTGACCGCCGCAATCTTTTCGTAAACCTTCATTTGCCCTCCGAGAGCTTTGCGATTGCAATGTCGATGTTTTTGAGAACGTCACCGAAAAGTGAATGGAGCTCGACTGCTCCTTCGGCGTCTATGCGGTTTAACTCGTTGACGGCTTCAATGACGTTAAACATCGCCATCTCCGCCTTGTCCTGCTCCATGCGAAGCGCATCGCGCTCCATCTCAACGAGCATTTGTTCGTGAATGTCATCCATTTGAATCTCCATACGAGGCCAATCCTCGGGGACAAGTATGTCTAGGTTGACATCCCCTGTCAACACTCTTAGCCTGTTCGCATGACTCCAAAAGATTTGATTAAAAAGTATGGCTCTCAAAACGCCGCTGCGAAGGCGCTTGGGATCACACGCCAGTCAATCAACAAGTGGTTTCGGGACAACAAAATTCCGAAACTGCGGTTGTATCAGATATTGCTTATGCAACAGGAAAACACGAAACAATGAACGCGGAAAAATCAATTGTCAGTAGCGACATTAGCTACATGGTCGCCGGCAACGTCCAAATGTGGGCGGAGATCGCCACTACCCCTATGGGCAAGTTGCGCCTGGCCGACGCCTATCTCGGGCGCATCACGGTTGGCCCGTGGGAAACCCGTAAGATGATGACCGACGAACTGAAAGGCATGATCGGCGGCATAGTGCGTGAGGCAAACCCAAAAGACGTGCTAGGCGACCCACACGTCCGAGGCTTAGTTCGGCACCTGTGGGGCGAAATGGGCGTCACTCGATTACAACGACGGATGGAAGAAAATGCACGCAATACCGATAGAACTCAAGGAGGCTAATGCTTTTGTCCTGTCGTATCACCGTCATAACAAACCGACTGTAGGGCATCGTTTCAGCATCGGGGCAAGTGACGGGGATAAGTTGATTGGCGTAGCAATTATCGGCCGTCCGATTAGTCGACATTTGGATGATGGCGCGACAGCGGAAGTATTGCGATGTTGCGTATTGCCGGATGCGCCGAAAGGAACGTGTTCATTTCTTTATAGCAGAGCATGGAAGGCATGGGCTGCGATGGGCGGCAACAAACTAATTACCTACACGCTTGACTCTGAGCCTGGCGCATCTTTACGCGGGGCAGGGTGGAAAATCGTAAACCAGGCTCCGCCGGTAAAAGGCAAAGGATGGACTAACCGTCCCGGCAGAGAATGGCAGTCTGTGCATGGTCAAGGCCGATTAAGGTGGGAAATAAATGCGCTACGCGAAACGCAGGGACAACAACCACAAGGAAATAGTGACCGCGCTACGGGCGGCAGGGTTTGACGTAATCGACTTCGGTTCGGCGGGGCACAGTATCCCCGACCTGCTCGTATCCAGAGAGGCGCAGATCGGCGCACCGTGGACCTGCTGGGTAGAGGTCAAGGATAGCGGCGGACGGCTCAGAGACGGCCAGAAGCGGTTTCAGAGCCTGTTTGAGCCGAAGGGAGAGTGGTACGAGGCTCGAAACGCCGCAGACACCGTATGCGCCCTGCAAGCCCTGTACTTGAGCCGTGTAAAATAAATTGTTACAGTAGCGTCTATGATTAAGAACTGGTCAGAACTGAACGCTACGCTCAACAACCTGTCCGAGGATGAGGTCAAGGCGGCGTTGCTTGAGGAAGTGGATGGGGCGAAGCGCGGTACGTTCGTGAAGCGTCTCCACCAACGGTACTGCGCGCTCCGCGCCACCCGTGAGCGTCGGGAGCTTAAAGCCCTCGTCGCAGGAACTTCAGATAGTCCGCACCTTCCTCCGGCTGCCACCATACCTTCACCAGGTCTGGATGCTCCGGCGGTAGCGCAGGGTTAATCGTCGTCAAGACGCAGGGCGAAAGCGCGTTGTCGCGGAAGCCCTTGTCCTTTGCAAACCGGTCGTACACCTTGTAGCTCGCAACCTTGAGCGCGTGCATGGTTATGCCAGATATTGCATCTTTTAGGACGCTGTAGGCCGACTCGTGCTTATGGCCGGCGACGTAGATGTGGTCGCGGGTTCCCATAATCGCCGCCTTCATCGGCCCGTGCGCCGGGTTCCAGATCGACGAACCGGAGTGGTCGTGTCGAGCGTTCACCCGCACTTCAAGTCCGTTCGGGAACTTGAGCGCAATGCGCGCCTCGGACGACTTGTAGAGCGCGTCCTGTTGCTTGGCGATCCAGCGTAGCGGGTCACCAGCGCCCGACCAGGCGTCATGGTTGCCCGAGATCATATATAGCCAGTTGCACCGGCCAACGAACCATTCGGCCAACCGCCAGGCCTGCGCCGCTGACGTACTCTGATCGGCGTATAGCCGCGCTAGGCGCCCGACCCAGTTGTTCGTGGTATCGCCCACGTTGACCGCGAAAAGCCCTTTGGTGGCGTTTACGAGCGCCGTATGACGTTCTAGGGCTTCAATGTCGGTGCCGTCGTCGTCGACGTGCGGGTCGCCAAAGTGCAGGATGCCAATGGCGCCGTCTATCTTAATGCGGATCGGGATTAGCTTTGACGCTTCCTCGTAGTTCCGTTTGTTGGCGAACTGACGTTTGCGGTGAGCAATCAGTTCTTCGATGGACACGTCGTCCATCGGCAGCGGGGTGAACTCAAAGTCCTTTTCGATAATTTCGGGCTTTTGGTAGCTCGACTCTAGCCCCTCAACCCCTTTTGCAATTAGGTCGTTAACTCGAACCGAGATGTTACGGGTGCTAATCCCTAGCTCTCTGGCAGCTACCGCCCTAATTCCTTTGTTCTTCCGTAAGCAAGCAATCAGTCTTTCGTCAGAAACAACTCGCCTAGGCATAAGTCCTCTGGTGTTAATGCTCCCAAAGAGAACTTAACACAAAACAATAGGTTGTAACAAATACCTATACGGTTCGCTGAAAATGAGGCACGTCGACAAAGCGCCACTTGCCGCCCCACTGATTCTTTGGGTGCAGCGACTCCCAGTATTCACCAACCGGCGCTAGGGTCTTTACGTCGTAAACCAGCTTGCCGTCTTTGAAGAAATTGAGGTCGATGGCGCATCGCTTGATATGGATGCTATTCATCGTCTTCGACCGGCCAGTCTTAACGTAAATCTGCTGCTGGTCGATGGTTCGAGCCAGTTCGCCGCCCGTAACGGTAAAACCGAGTTCCGTAGCCTTGGCGATCAGTTTGCAGGCGTCTAGCAGGAACGCCGCCTGTTCAGCGACAAGACTCATTTGGTCTTCATCTCCATGACCTTTTCAACCGTGCGGCCACCAAAGTAAGCCAGCATCACGATCTGCCCCCAGTTGCCGAGCAGAGTCACATACGATTCGTTCGCTTCCATACCGAAGGCGGACATAAAGGCAAACAGGAAATAACCGGCAAGGATGGCGATTAGCGTCATAGGCCGGATGTTTTTCGACAACCACGAGTCCGACGACATATCGGCAGTCCAACGATCCGTAACCGCAGCCGCCTCTGCCTTGAACGCCTCAATGTTGAGCTTGTTTTCCTCAAGGCGGAGTTTCATCAACTCCTCCTCGTGTTCCATCTCGGCAATCTTAATCTGAGCAATCGGCTCGGGCGGCATATCAGCGGCTAGCTTAACGCCGAGCTTGTCTTCGACAAATTCCTTGCCCTTCGCCATGACGGCGTTTGCCACCAACCCTAGCCCGTTAGAAAGCAGGGTCTGAATCAACGGCATCATCGCTTTTCGCGCTCCTCAAGCAGACGCAGGCGGACGTTCAAGTCGTTAATCTCGCGCTGCAGGTCTTCACGCAATTTGGCACGCTTCTCGGCAGACAACGGCGAATCAGTCGGGACGCCTTCGGACGTAATCAACGCCGGCAATTTTGACTCAATACTAATGAGCCTGTTGCTAAACGAGGACACCTGCCCGAGCAGCCAGCCAATGCTGACTACCAGAATCGGTATCACCATCTTGAGGATTTCGCCCCAGTTCATTTTTTGTTCACCAAGTCAAACAACGCCTTAACTTTTTCTTCCAACACGGCAACTCGCAGGTCAAGTTTCGATAAGACAATAATCAAGGTAATGATCGCAAATAGAACCGGCCACGCCTTAATGAGCAGTTCTACAACGTCCATTACTTGTCGGCCTTCGTCTCTAGCCGGTCAAATATCTTCTCAAGCATTGCCTTGATGTCACGCACGTCCTCACGGTAGTCGTCTTTAGCGACATACTGTTTCGGCAAGTCCTCGCGTAACTTGGACAGGTCTTGGCGCAACTCTCGGTCGGCTTCCCATAGCACACGGCCAAACCAACCGAGAGCAGTCATTACGCCGCCGTAAACCCAGTTGAGTAGAGTCTGATCCATTATTAGCGTCTCTGCGGTTGCACCAATGCGTTAACACTTCCCGCCGGAGTTGCCGCTCGCATCGCCCCTCCGCCAGCGGTACGCAATACGTTTATCGGCGTGCCAACAATGTCTGCACGGCGCATTGCCTTTTCCATTGCGTTTGCAGCGGTTTGAGGATTCAGCATTTGAGTTGCAATCTCAATAGCCGTATCACGGTCAATCTTAATTGCAAGACGCTTCAAGATTGCATTAGCAAACGTGGTAATAACATTAAGCATAGACGGAACTTGCGTTCCGCCGAACGCTTCTTCTAGCGTTGCGCTTCCTGCTCTAGACGCTTGCGGGCCTGCCGCCTTTCCTTTTGCGGCCATGCTTTGAAATTCAGCCTGCCGCGCCAAGTCGTCTCTAATGTTTTCAACAACCTTAATTTGCTCTGGCGTCAGAATGTCTGAAAGGTTTGTAAACCCCATCGGAACGCCAGTGGCTCGCTTAATAGTTGTCGGCGCAGCCTCAACGGCTCCGGCAAATACCCCAGGGCGCAATTTGTTTTCGCCCTGCAAGCCAGACATTAACTTGTTTTCAAGGTATTGGCCGACTTCCATTTGGTTGATGGGCTTGCTTTGCGCGGCAAACGTCTCACGAGCGTTTTTGTAAGCGTCCGCTTTGCCTTCAACCCAATTAAGAAACTCTTTACGAGTTCCGCTAATTGCACCAGCTTCTGCCTTGCCGATACCAAACGTGGTGGGGTCACGAATCAAATCGTCAAACGCCAGTTTCATAAAGTGCAGGCTTTGCACCGGATACTTGGCTTGCGTGGCAGGAATGACGGTTTCTTGAGCAGGCGTTCCTTCCGCAGACAAGATTGTCGATTTTTCGACACGCTCTGGCGCGGTTTCGCCAATCACAAAAGGCTGATTACGCTCTGCCGCAAGTTGTCGCGCACGAGCAATAACCTTGTCCATCGACGGACGATCTAGCAATGATCCAAACGTCTCGTCCGTTTCGACAAGTTGCTTGCCAGCCGTTCTGTAGTTGGTATTAGCCGTTGCTTCACGCAACTTTTTTGCAGTATCTAACTGCAACTCGGTTCCGCCTACTTCACGAATAGCGGCAAGTCGTGCCGCGTCTTGTTGCTTTGCACGCTGGGCATATTCAGAAGGCAGGATTTTTTGCGCGCTTTCTTGCAGAGCAGCATACCTTGCAACAGGTTTGCGCTCTCCGCTCATGCCGATGGTTGCGGCAGCTTCGCCTGCGATTGGCGTAGCGCCAGGCACAATTTCTGTCGTAGCAAAAGGAGAAGGAGGGCCGATTTGAGGTTGATTACGCAGGGCGTTGATAATTTCTTGCCCACGCCCTTCAGCAGATTCCATCAATACGTTGGTTCTGCCGCCGCGCAGCGCCGTTTCGGCAGCATTGGCCGCAATGCGCCCGCCGCCGGCAAGGACGCTAGTCACAGGGCGAAGCGGATCAGTTATTGTTGAAAGCGTGCCAGCGACCTGCCCAGCTCGTCCCGGCAGAGTGGCGCCACCTATGCCTGCAATAGTAGAAACATCGCCCAAAAACCCAACTGGGTCGGTGGCAATCGTGTTCTTTAGGGCTTCAACGCTACCGTACCGGTCACGGTACATTCCGCCAACAGCGTTAGCCTTTGCAATAAATTCTTGCGCCTTGTCTGGTCGCGCCATCCATTCTTGCGGAATGAATCGAGCGTATGCGCCAGTAAAAATTTCGCCTAGCTGTTGAGCCGTTTGAACCGGACTAGCAAGTGCTTCAGCCGCGCCTTTTGCAAAACGCAAAGCACTGGGGCCAACATTATATATGGCCTCTTTACCGGTTTGCGCCCAGGTTCGGGAGGACGGAATAGCGTCATCCCACTGCACCGCAGACGGGTCAATGCCCGCCCCAGAAACCGGCTTATCTCCGATTTTAGTTACGGTAACAGCAGGCTCATCCCATTTAACCTTGGATGCGTCAAGGGGCATATTCGGTAGTTCCGTCGCTGTATTGAACAACCTTCTTCCCGGTTACTGTGTCCGTTCCTGTGCGAACTACGGTTCGCCCCTCGTTGCTTGCCGTTTCTCCAGAAATTTCTGGGTAGTAATTAAATACTTCAGGCTCTTTTTTGCCCAAGAACTTGCGTTCTTCATTGTATTTCTTAACTGCATACTTCGCGCTTTGATCGTTAATTCTCATAATTTTGGCAATGCCTTCAGCAGACAAATCTGGTTTGCCGCCAGCCCATGCCAATGCGTATTCACGATCAGCGTTGGACAAACCAGAGCCGGCGCCAAACGCTTTAATGCGCGAAGCAACCTGCTCCGCCATTCCAGAAAAGAACGACTCCGTTGTAGAAACGTCCATTCCAAGTGCGCGAGCAACTGCGGTTCGTGCGTCTGCAAACGTGCCAGAAATAAATTTCGGGTCATCAAGCAATGGCCTCAATCGCTTGTTCGTTTCAATTGCGCGAACCGCTTGTTCGGCATTATCTCTAAACGAATCAAGCCGTTTCCCCGCGCTTTCGCCAAGGGTTTCGCCAAATTTCTTGCTAGTGTTTACACCAACATTAACAGACGTTTTGCCGGCAGCCGCTTTCTCAAGTTCCTGCTTCATCACTGCCGGTGACTTCGGAGTGACATAAGGCATCATTGCTTCATTAAACTTTTGCGCTCCCATTGACCATTCCTGCGCCCATTTCTGGTAGTCCGCAGGGTCTTTGGGAATAGTTTTAATAACTTCTTCCGCCGTGCCAATCTTATTAAGAATTGGCGCAACAACTGGATCGCTATAAACGCCAGCAACCCAATTCGCAGCCATTGCAGGATTATTGGGAATTGAACTCCGCCAGTAATTCATGCGGTTCGTAATTGTCTCGCCGCTGATTTTCCCGCTTTCTGCAGTTTGCCGTAATGCTTCTGCTTGGGTTTTTGCCAAGTCGGCTTGAGACTTTTGGATACCGGGAATAGCCGTGCCCATGCCTTGCGCGGCAAGTCCACCATACAACTGATTAAAGTCAACGTTACCCGTTTGCTTGTTATAAGCCTGCTGGTATAGCTGATTGAGCATTTCGCGCTCACGCTGACCGCGAATAATGTCGGCTTCTTGAATGTCGGCCAAACGGTTAGCCCGCGCTCGGTTAGCGCCGACCTGCATCGCTTCCATCGGATTAAGAACTTGGAATGGCATAAGTTACCCCGGATACCGACGGCCAGTTACAGTTACGCCAGGCAGAAGTTGGTCAAGCGTGGTGCTTCCCGGCCCTTGCGATTGGCCGTAAGCCTGCGCGCCAACATTCAGCAACTGATTCAGAATGTTCCCTTGGTTCTCGTAGTTCGACGCACGAGCCGCGCCCATCGTGCCGTAAGCGCCAGATGCGCCACCGGCATAGTTCTGCGATGCGCCGGACAGATTGCCAAGCGTCGATGATCCAAGTTGCCCAAGGCTCATATACGGAGCAAGCGTGTTAGCGCGACCGGTGTAATACCGGTTAAAGGCGTTCTCGTATTCCTTGCCCTGCACGCTTTTGTAGCCACGAATGGTGGCGCCAGACAACAATCCGCCTCGAGCAGCAGCCGTGCGCTCAAGGTCTTTAATGCCTTGGCCGAGACTGTACTGATAGAACGGATCGGCTTGAAACGTCTCCATCGTGAACGGGCCACCAAGCGAGCCGTATCCGGCTGCGCCCGTGTCTCCGCCAACGCCAAGCAGTTCTGACAGGCGGTTAACGCCACCCTGTCCTGCTTGCAGGAACGGTTGTGCGCGAGCGACTTGCTCGTCGTACATTTGCTTGCGTAGCGCCAAGTCCTGCGCGGCGGCGTTAGATTGCGCCCGTGCCGCTTTGCTTGACGCGCTAGAGCCAATGGCTGCACTAGCAACCGTTGCGGCTGCTTGGATTGCTGCTGCTGCTGGAACTGGCATTAGGGAAATTCCTCGCGGTACTTTGCGTAATCTTCGCCGTAAAGGGCCATCACAGACTCTGCTTTCTCAATCGCCGCAACCGGCCCGTGACACAGCAGAATCACTAACAATACAACGTCGTAATAGGACGAGCGCCACACGAAAGACTTGGCATCAGCCCGTCCACCGCGTTCTGCATCGTCGGATGCTTTCCATTTGAAAAACGCAGTCGCCACCACCGGTTGCAGTTCTGCGGCAAAGCGCCGATAGAACGTGTTGGCCGGCATGGCAATCAACGCTTTCCAAATGGTCAAATCAAGGTCACGGCGCGTTACAGGGTCGCCGTCGGCAATGTCGTCGAACGTCTGTATGACGTGCCACATATCAAGCAGCCACATAGACGCATCCTCGGGAAGCCCGAGTTGCTGGAAGTGCGTGGCTAACTCGCGTGCGTGGTCGGTCATGTAATCTGCCGCCCGTTGGCGCGAATGTTAATCGCAGAGGCCGCACTTGCAATCGTGGAGATAAAGCCACCGGTGGCAAGCGCAGAGCCAACGATCTCGGGGAACGTGTAGCACTCACCAGGCTGCAGCGTCTTGGTCTTAACGATCAAGTTGTCGTTGCCCGCCGTGCCAGCCGCCGTGACGAGGTTGACCGAGAGCGTAGCCGCAGTGGCGCTGTAATTCGTAGCCGTGAACTTGTCGATGATGGTGGTGACGCTCGCGGACGTATATTGCGTCGTCTGCGAGTTCTCCGCCGTCTTGGCCGGAATCAATACAGCAGCGGTTACACTCATGTGA